CCAGTTCCAACTATAATTCTAATGCCTATTCCAACAATAACAGAGCTATCTGAATTTAATGCTCCAACTCCAACTACAATTCTATTACCAGAGCCAGATATTACAGAAGAAGTGGCATTTAAAGCACCAGTTCCAGATAATATTCTTTCACCAATTCCAGATATAGATGAAGAATTAGAATTAAGCGATCCAGAGCCTTTATGTATTACTTTGCCAGAACCAGCAATAATAGCATCAGAAGAGGCTAATATCCCAGCTCCAGAATTAACACCTTCAAATGATCCTGATCCATTTATTATAGCAGAGCTTGCTTGTAATGCTCCTGTTCCATCATATACTCTATTTGCAATTCCAACAATAGAAGAATCACTAGAATTAAAAGCACCAGTGCCAACTATTATTCTAGTTCCAGCACCTACTATAGTAGAAATATTGGAATTAAGAGATCCAGCTCCAGTTACTATTCTAGTTCCAGAACTAGATATGGTGGCATCAGCAGAGTTTAATTCTCCTGTACCAGTGGATATCCTTTCCCCTTCTCCAGATATAACAGAAGAAGTTGATATTAAATCGCCAGATCCTTTATGAAGTAATTTTCCAATTCCAAAAACAATAGAGGAATTAGATATTAATACTCCAGTGCCTGATAAAATCCTTTCTCCTGATCCAGCAATAGAAGAAGAATCAGAATTTAAAGTGCCAAATCCAGTATGAATCAAAATACCAGAAGATATAATGCTCGAACTATTTGAAAATAATTCTCCTAATCCATCAGAGCGTCTTATTCCAATTCCATTTATTGCTGAATCATTAGATTCAAGGCTGCCACTGCCAGCATGGATTAATTCACCAGTAGAGGATATGCTTGAATCTGTAGAATAAAGGCTGCCAGCGCCAGTATGGGTTGCCGTTCCATCGTAAGTTCCAATACCACTAATACTGGAGCTAGCAGAAAGTAAAACACCTGCTCCGGTATGAACTAGCCTACCGGAGCCAGATATTGTCGATAACTGAGTTGTTAAAGAGCCAGTACCAGAATGTACAACTTCGTAAGTACCGCTGCCACTAATGGCAGATGTTTCAGAAATAAGAGATCCAGCTCCTGTATGTATTGCCTTACCAGAACCACTTATTAAAGACGCATTGGAAATGAGCGACCCATTTCCAATATATCTTTTATGACCTAATCCAGATACTTCAGAATCATTTGACTCTAATAAACCAGAGCCTGTATGAATTAATTCTCCAACACTAACAATAGTTGATGAATTAGAAAAAAGTAGTCCAGTTCCTACATGTATTAATTTTCCAGTTGCTGTAATTTCTGATGTATTAGCTTGTAATACTCCTGTACCACTATGAGCCACAAAGTGGTTTCCAACACCAACCATTGCTGCTGGATCAGTATATAAATCACCAGTGCCAGAATAGAACTTATTGCCAGCGCCAGATAATACAGCAACTTCCGCTGTGAGCGCGCCAGTACCAGAGCTTAGTCTTATTCCAATTCCAGCAATAGTTACAATATTAGCAAGCAAAACCCCTGTTCCAAAATGAGACACTTTCCCTGCACCAGATATTGTTACTGATTGTGCTTGTAGCGATCCTGTTCCAGTGTGAATAGTTGGGCCACTAGAGCCACAATACATATCACCAAAGACTTCAATTCCTAATGTGTCTGTTCCTAATATTCCAAAGCACTCTAAGACTATACTTCCAGAGCCAACAACTTCAGCGGAAATAGCATTAAGAATTCCAGATCCAGTATGAATTGTTACTTTTGTTCCAGCACCAACCATTGTAGAATCACTTGATTCTAATATTCCAACTCCTGTATGGATAGTTATTTTTGTACCAGATCCAATTACTTCTGAATCATCTGAAGCTAATGTTCCTGCCCCAGAATGAGAAACATTGCCAGCGCCTACAGCTGTAGCATCTGTTGATTCTAATGTGCCAGTTCCAGTATGAGTAGTTCCACCAGTTGTATAAGTTATTGTAAATTCAAGCTCATCAATCAGAACCGTAATTGCAGCATATTTATCGTTGGCATTTTTGAGAATTGAGTTGATTGTAATCGTGACTGAATTGCTTGAAGCAAGACTCAGCCCCGTTGAGTCTGTCCCTGTTGAATTCAACCAACCTGTAGTCCCACTAACTGTTTGCTGCGCACCAAGCGTTATTGTTGTTGCTCCATCCACCAGAACTGCAGTGCCAGCACCGGATACGCTATTGCCAACAAGCCATTCAGAGCATTTGTAATCAAATGAAGCTGCTGTAACCCCAGTGATTGTCGATCCAGATGGAACCCCCATGTCCTCCCAAGTAAGGGTGCGATCCCAATAGCTTGGTACTGTATCTGAGCCCTTGTTTCTTTCATATACTCGTCCACTCAATGAGCCGGATGGATTACCATCGCCAGACTCATGCCCCATAGTTACATCGGAGCTGAATGGATGCGAAGTGAAGCTTTCTACATCACTTGCAAACGAAAAAGTTTGGACTAAATCTGTCATTTAGGGCCAGTTTGGAGTATTTACTACATCATAAGCCATAACTAGCGTCCAATCAGTCATGGCTTCAATAACAACAATTGCATCTTTTTGTGCTGAACCCAGATCATAGCAAGCAAGTAATCTGCCATCCAGTGCATTACGCGAAGCCGGGTGTATCACCTCATAAAAGTCTTCAAACAAATCAATAAATGATGCTGCTTTGTCTGGCTCTTCAGCAGGATTCATAAAAGCATAATACTCAGATGATAACAAAGCAGTTTGAGTTTTCAGTTCTTTCGTCTTGTCCTCTTTTGCGAAAGGCAGTGGATCAAAAGCATCAATAATTGCCTGCACCGCCACATCATCATCTGACACCCAAACCCCATTTTGTTGTATCAGCCAATGTCCAGCATCAGCAATTGCCTCATGCAGCCAAATACCTTTTTCTATGTATGTAATCATGCTGTTGTACCTATGATTGGCCCTGCACTATTTGGAATTACCCCTGTTACCGCACCAAAAGGATCAGGTAAGGCACTCCAAGAACTAAGTGTTTTATAAAGTGTGCTTATTGCAAAAACAGAAGAAACAGACATGCTAGTTGCGCCTTGTTCTCTTGCTAAAACAGTGCTAACAGATGGAGTGCCATCAGTAACAAATGCTGCATAATATATGCCAGGATTAAGGTATATCGGCGAACCAAGAGCTGTACTTTTTAATCCTGTTGATGTTACATCAATTCCAACATCTGCGAGTAAAAATTCAGGCTTTCCTGTTTCATCTGGGCCATATATTCCAATCCGTGTTACGGTTGCACCAGCATCTTGTGTACTTACATAAGCCACAATGCTGCTGATCTTTTTTGGGCCTTGCAAAACAAATGGAAGAACATACAATCTATTTGCGGCAACGGGATTTGCGCCTGTTGTGCCAACTAAACCTGCGGCTAATGAATAATGTCCAGTAAAAACATAATCTACACTTGGTGTAAATGTGCTGCCAGCATTAGGAGAAATTCCTATAATTGCTGTTCCTGATAGACTAATGCCAGTGGCTGGCCAATTTGAATAAGTGCCATTGTCCAGCTTCTCAAATATCTGATCCCGAGATAATGTCCAGCTTCCGCCAGTAGTTAGCGTTCCAATTCCTGTTTCGCGATTATTGCCATCTGTAATTGTATAATGTACTACATTAGTTGTTGTAAATGCGTCTTCAAATTGAATATAACCAGCACTTGCTCCACCAAGAGTAATAGTACCTGTTCCTGTGGTTGCTGTTGACTCTCTAACCCATGATGCCTGCATAATAGTATCTCAAACAGCTAATTTTAATTGCGTATCTTCTAAATAACCAAATTGAATCATCATAGATTCACAATGATTCTCTAATTTATTTTGCTGTGCTTTTGTTAACTTTCCTTCCCATCCACCAGTTGCTCCTTTTCCAAAGAACTTTCCTGCTTTCTCTGATGCTTCTTGAAATCCATTTTCTCGCTCTTGCTTTCTGAGCTTAGATAGCTCACAATTATCAACAGCTCTTTTAACCCTTTCTTCATTTACAGGAATCCCATACCATTCTAATATCCATGTAAAATATTTGACTGGATCCTCTTTTAATTGCTCATATTTAACAATTGTTACATCTAAGTCTGTTGCAACCGCATATAAAATAACATTGTTGAGCCAGCTGGTTGTATGATGAGGAGACTTCTCTCTGTTTGATTTGTCAGACAACATAGTCTGATCATTAATCATAGAATCAACAGTCTCATCCATATTAAAGCCAAAATGCTTTGAATATGAAATTGCTACATCTCTAGGATCACGAATAATTACAACAACTTTATCAGTAATAGTTGGAGCAATCAGCCTCATCCCATGGACAATTGCATTTGCAACATGAGTTTTAAGGATTAGTGGAAATTCCTTTCCTTCAACTAATACCTTTTCTTGCTTTTTATAAGTGTATCCAATTCTTAACAATGCCATAGATCGAGTAAGAATATCATGCTCTTTATCTATATCATTAATATCTATACCATATCCTATATGGTGAGCAGATGGGAGCTGGTCGGAAATAGTCCCGACCAACTCATTTATATCTGGCTCACAATCTGTGATATACGCACTAAGAAAAATGCGTACCCATGTATTCCCAGACTTGGGATATGAGGCAAGCCAGTTCAGCATTATGCAGGTGGAGTATAAGTCAGAGAAGTAATCTGAACTGTATCGCCAGCACCAAATACATTATTCGACAAATTAATATCAAAAGTTGTACCAATGCCAACACTACAGGTCATAACTGCACCGGCTGCACTATCATAAAAGACTGCTGTTTCCGCTGTGCCAGCAGAAGTATCTGTATCAGACAAGGGAGTTCCTTGAAAAGTTAGGACTCCAGATGTGCCATTAACCGTTGCGGATGTAGAGCTAAGTGCAATTGTCGCATAAGTCGCAGTTTTTGCAGTATTGTGAAATTTTAATGATCCAGCAGTGCCAGAGTCAATTTCACCAAGAACTGCTGTGCCAATTGCTACTTTAGTTTGGCTAGCATGTGTTACTGTATGTCCCATTAGTCATTCCTCTTAATTGATGGGTTTTTAGCAGCTTTTGCTGCATCTTTTTGTGCTTTAGTGAGAACCTTACCAGCCCCACCTACTTTTCCAATTGGTGCTTTCATAAATACTCCTATTAGGTGTAGAAATCAGGTGCTCGATTAAGAGTACCATATTGTTGAGCTTCATAATGCAAGTCTACAAACAAACCAAATACATTATCTCCATTCTCTGATCCACCATTAGTTATGCGCTTAACATGCATAAGAATTAATGAATCAACTTCTGGAGCAGTAAAACCAGTGCCATGCTCTGTTACTTGATGAGCCCAGGCAGTTGCATTAGCCGCAGCTTCTACAGTAATAACAGTTGGAGCAGGGAAAGCTGGTTCACTAGTACGAGCAGCAATCATATATTCCAATTCCCATTTTACAGAATTGGTGCTTGTGCTGCTTGTAGCCCAATGTACATGGGGATAAACTGTAGACCCTTGCTTAATATCATGATCAATATGAAAAGCAACAAATACCTCATCATCAACAAGGAATTTATATTGAAACATGCCACCACTTGGTCCAAAGGCAGTTAGTGTTGGAGGAGATACTCCAGACACTTTTGCTCCAATCAGTGGAGCACGAAGATCGCGCCAGCCACCAACTAGATCAGATACTTTGGCTTTTCTTGTTGCTAAACCAGAAGAGTCATAAACAATTAAATAATCATCATCTGCTACTACAGCACCAAGTTCAGTATATTCAGATGGAAAACTCTTATCTGCCATTAGATTTACTCCGTAATGATTTGATTACCATCTGAATCAGTTATATTATTACCATCAGAGTCCAGAAGATAAGCATCAGCATCAGCATCAGCATCAGCTGCTCTGAAAGCCCTCATCTTTTCTCTGAGATAATACAATGCCGTAGCCATCACTTTTGGCCTACGAGTCCAACTTGGTTTAAATGGCAATCTAGCCATTATTAATCATCACCAAGAACAATATATGCAATATCCAAGGTGCCAGCAACAGCAAATGTGCCATCTTCAGCATCTGTGATTACATTATCATCAATTAGCAGGTTGAGATTAATTTCCATAGCACCAGCAGTATTATCAATGATAACTTGCTCAGTAGCAGTAGTAGTGGCACGAGTATATGGAGCCAATTTATCATCAGCAGCAGCAGAAATGGCAGTAGAAGGAATGATATTCAATTCTTCCCCAGCCAGGGCTTCATCAGCAGTTGGTGCAGTACCAATTGCATAGTCACCATCCCAATTATCAATTATATGAGCATCAGCTCCTCCATCTACTTGAATTCGAGCAACAGCACCCAGTAGCAAAATATTGCCTTCAGGAAGTGGCCCAATTTGAACAGTTGCCCAATCAACAGTATCTGCAACGCCAGTAATATCAAAAGAAGTAGAAATCAGAATATGCTTTTTAACAGTTTTCTGATCTGCTTCTGGTCCCCTTGACAGGGTACGAATTAAACCTTTCATTTAGAGCCTCCAGTTTTTGCTTGATGCGCCAGAAGCTCAATCATTGTTGGCTCTTCTGCTCCAACAACTTCTTTAGTTGCTTCTTCAGTTGCTTCTTCAGTTGCTTCTTCAGTTGCTTCTTCAGTTGCTTCTTCCTGTGCTTTTACAGGCTTAGGAGCCACAGGCTTAGGAGCAATAGGATTTGGCTTATTTACAGCAGTATTCATATTTGTTTCCTCTAAACTGGTTCTTACAGCAGGTTGAACGGGGCATCCTACCATAAGAACCAAACAGATTAACCGTTAGTAGTCAGGAATGCAATTCCAACATTTTTACGATTAGCGAACACGCGACTCCAAGGGGTAGCCACTTTCAACTCAGCATATGTGGCAGTAATTGCTGCAATGCCAGAAGTGCTGAATGCAAAACCATAAGGGTGGATAATTTCAGTACCACGAGAGTGGATGATATCTTGACCACCACCGTTACCAAGACCAGGCTTACGCTCAAGCTCAGAAGGAACAAGTGGTGTACCTTGACCATAGGCCAAAGAGCCAACTGCGAACAGGATGGTAGTATAAACATAACCATCAGCAGTGCCAGCGCGAGGAACCAGAGAATCATCAACGATGATACGATAACCCAAATATGTAGGAATATTAACTTCACCACGTGCATCTGGAATCATATCAATCAGGTTTTGCTTCTGCAGATTGGTATATACAACAGAGTGCATAGCCATCATAGACAGACCACCAGCATGATCGCCCATAGTAGCAGCAGCATCAATAACTGCTGGCGCAGAGATTTTAGTAGCATCACTTGTGCCAGCTATAGACTCAGAATGAACAGCTTTAACCATATCACCAGCATTATTGGCAATATTATCAAGCATCAGGCCAGTAACAGAATGAATTACACGCTTCTCTGTATTGACTGCCCAATACTTACCGATGCGTCCCATGATAGCACCAAGGGGATCTTGGGAACCAAGTTCGCGAGCCAGATCCATAGTAGACCAGGATTTATGAAGATGAGCAGATGCATAAACCTGCTTAGATATGGTGATGGCAGCAGGAGTAGTATCATCTGTTGGATCATCATTGGTATAGTTAGGCTCAGTATTAGCAAGACCATGGTAGAAGGGCAGTTCCCCAATACTACCAGGGCCACTTGCCATAGCATTAATACGAGCATCCAGCTGGATAATACCAGATGCAACAAAAGCATTCAGCTCAATAGCAGCTTCTTGAACACCATTGTTGAAGATAGTTGGATCATAAATATCCGCGAGCGTGGCAGCAGCAGCTGTGGAAGTAGGGGTATAATTCGGGATCGACATGAACATTAGTAGTTCCTCATATTAGTAAAAATAAAATCTAACATGAGGCACCACCACATGTTCTTGTAGTTAGTTTAACCAGTGGCAGCCTTCTGTAATCTAGCAGCCTTATCTGGATCACTCTTTTTCAGTAAAGCTTGAGCAGTATAGTTAATAGTATCTTTGGCAAATGGATTTACTCCACCATCAGAACCACTACCTTTTGCTCCTTGTGAACCACCACCTTTTGATGCTGGCCACAAATGGGGCGCAGACTCTTTCAAAGAGTCTACAAATACATCTGGAGATGCAATTTTCTTTCCAATTTTTCGTAAATTCCCATCAGAGTCTCTTGACTCAATTGCATTTTCTTCACTAACAGAAAAAACACCATGCGCACGAGAAATAACATCATCTATTGCACTAGGAATAACACCAGCAGCCTCCGCTGACTTGCGGAGCGCACCACCAATGCGCTCTTGATCATATTGGGTTTTTAATTTGGTGTAACTACCTTGAGAAGTATCTAGCTGCTCTTGCATAGTTGTAATATTCTCTTCAAACTTAGATTGCGCAGATTCAACTCTTTGGGCCACAAGCTCATCAATCTTCTGTTTAGATTCTGCATCTAATGTTGAATTTGTTTTAAACTCTTCAAACTCAGTTGTCAGAGTAGAAAATTTTGTTTCAAATTCTCGCTTATCAGTCTTGGCAGTTTTTGTTTCAGTCAGCAACTGATCCATCTTTGCCTTCATGCTATCTTTTTCACCACCAAGAGCATCAAGTGATGCCTTTTGGGTCTGAATTAGTGCTAGTGCTTCATCAAGTTCCACAGGAATTCTCCTAAAATATGGTCACAGACCGGTTGCCTGTTTGAGCAAAATAAAATAAATGGAAAGGATACTCAGCCTTAAACATTTTTATTCATTGTATTTGTTTTCTGCATGCCTTCTCCAGCATCAAGGTCAGCATCTACCCCTGGTGTATTGGTTTTTCCATCACCCTCTTCAACTATTGGCTCATATTTCTCACCAGGCTCTGCTAATCTATCAATTTCATCCTGAACAGTTTCACCAGGCTGAAGTGTCCCAGCTTTGCGGAAGTTCTCAAGCAATGTGCTATGACTAATTGCACCAGATTGCCAACTTTGAACTAGGGCAATAGTTTCATTAGCAGTAAGGGCAAAAGTTGAGAATTCTTGATTTGGAGAAAATGTCGTTTCATCGACATCTGATCCAGCCCATTCTGTTGCCCATTTTGCTAATTTCTCTAATCCAATGCCAACATTTCCGACAACAGATTTAAGAGAGGCAGTGGAGGCAGCCTGTCTAAGCCTAAGTGCTTCTCCAGATTCTGAAGCTCCTTTTCTTGATCCCAAAAGTGATGCGCCAAGCTCTTGTGCCTGGGCATAAAGATCTGCTATTCTACTAAGAATATGAACCATAGCAGATGTATCGGTAGTTGTATATCCGACTCTTGCTTGAGAATCAGCAAGAGCAAGAAGAACACCAAGGCCAGTTACTGCTGGAGTTTCACTTTCATCAACACCAGTCATATACATAGTAGGGACAGCGGATGTATTTTCTGCGTGTTTCAACATACAAGATAAATCATAAATCCCAATTTCGCAATCTGCTATACCTTCCAGTGGAATAACATCTATATCTGGTGTATTATCAAGTGATCCACAGGCAATTACTGGGATAAAGTCAAGGCTTTTCCCCATGTATTCTGGAATAATTGTTTCAGTTATTTGCTTATCATCAACAATTCTATGCTTTTCAATTGTGTAAATACCATTTACAAGCATATGACGAATAATAACTTCGTTATATTTATTTACAGTACGATTGCTTATTGGGTCATAATCTGGATTGGACTCAAAGTCACGAAATATTGCCCATTTAAAACCAGAATCATCTGTTGATTCAGATGTAGATTCCCAATTTAATAGAGCTTTTTCACTAAATTGTACAATTTTTAATTTTCCATCAGAGTCATCAACATCTAAAACAAGAGGACAGCGGCCTTTCATCAATATTTGTAGCACACTTCTTAGGAATACTTCATTCAGAGTCTTACCATCTTTTGATGCATTTTTCTCTAAATATTCTAAATTTGATGGTGATTCAAAGACAGATTTATGCTCACCGACAAGAGACATATTGCCACGAGTCGTTGGGCCAAGCAAATCAGGCACATATCCATCATTAATATACTTAATTGTAAGTGGAAATTCTGACCAGCCAGATCCTTCCGCTATCGGTTGGATTAAGCCTTCTGTTGACTTCTGCATTTGAGACTTTTGCTCAGCAGTCAATAAAGTTGTGCTCATTTGTCCTGCAGGAGCAGCGATGTATCTATGGGCAAATCGGATTACATCGCGATTATAGCAGTCATCCATCTTAGTCCATTGAGACAGCGCCCTACCATATGACTCATGTGTGTCAACAGTTACAACAACTTGTTTAGCAGATCCAGAGGTAATCGGAACTAACATATTAATGGACCACTCCTTTTACTTTTGGTTTAAGCTCACGAATAGGCATAAGATATGACACTAAATAGCCTATTGCATCTGTAATATGATCAAGCCCAGATTTCTTATCTGGCTGTCCATTAGGTGTATAAATCTGTTGCTCTAATGCCTCAGTAAGCTCTGGGCAACGTTCTGTATCAACAAACAGCTTCTTGCGATTAAACGCATTATTTACTGAGGCAATTCGATCTTTGATAAATGGGTTCTTTGATCTTGAACGAATTGTAAAGCCAGCCTTCCTTAATAGAGCTATATCAGATATACCAGCATCAACAGACCCACGCTTAATTCCACTTGCATCAGGATAGCAAATTATTTTATCATCTGAAAAATCATGCTTAATTGCAGCAATTAATTCTGGGGTATCATAATAATCATGATATTCTTTAAAAATATATAAGGCGCCATCAATAAGCCGTGAGCATATAGCAGCCATATGCTCAACGTTAAAATCTATCCCTACATGAAGAACTTTCATCTATAATTCCTTGTATAGACTAAGTAGACCATAATTCCAACAGCTAATAAGGCTGATGGAATTAAAAAAATATTTGCGAAATCAATCATTGTTATCCTATTGACACCACGTTGGAGTATTCATCATTAGCAGCATCGTTAAACTCAAAGTGATGTATCCTCCTATCAAAACAGTGATAACAGGCTCCACCTGTGAGGTTAACAAACTCACCATTTAGGTAAGCCTCTATGAGCTGTGGAGGATAACTAGCCCGCAAATTTGCTATATATGCTTTAGTTAAATGCGGGTTACTCTCAGTTGCTGCTCTTACTAGGAAGTATCCCTCATTTTCTTCCTTTTCCCATTTCTTATAAGTGAACTTAAAACCTTCTGGAGTAGTAAATACACCTACCTTATTTGGGATATCGAATAGGCCAGTATGCATTGTATCCGCTGGGAGCTGGGCAAATTCTTCAGTTTCTATAAATTGGACTAGTGAGTCTTTTGGAATTATTGATCCTAGTGGCGGCTGCTGACGATTACGAGATATAATTTTGTGCCATGCTTCTTCAGCCCTAGTCTGTGGCATTGTATCAAGCTCATCTACAAGGGAAGCAAATACCTCATAGGCTATGATACGAGATGGGTTATCCATGGATCGACATATAATTTTTCCATGGCCTTTAATATAAAATATAAAATCCTGTTTATTAAATGTCCATTCTAGGCCAAAGTGATCCAGTAGCTCCGCTATTCTTGGTTGGTTGTTAAGTTTAATAAGGTCATAAGTTGGAGCATACAAGGCTACATTGGCCCAAGGAAACTTAACAATAATCATTACTGCAATATAGTGCATTATCTCTGATTTACCAGAGCCAAATCCAGCAACAAAAGCTAATGCCCAATAAATCGAGGTGAACCAAGTCTTCCAATATTTCCCTTGAGGAGGAGTAGTTTTCCAAGCATGATCTGCATCATTTGCCGTAGCTTGACTAGATGCTTGCTTACTCATTCGCCATCATCTATTTTAATAGTAACAGTCTTGGCATTTCCATCTGCAAACTCAACTTCTTTCCATTTCTCTGCATTCGCAGTTAAGAAAGCAAGACAAGCATCCGCTGCCTTTGGTGATGTTGAGCCCATTACTTTAAAGAGTTTTTCTGTTGCTATCAGCTTGGCAGCAGATCTTCCCTTCATTATTGTAATTTTGAGAAATCTTTGTTCGTACTCGGAAAGAGAGTCTGTGTTTTCTAGGCCATAGAATTCTATGATTTCTGTATCTGACAACCCGCCCGCAAGTTTCTTAATATTGGGCTCATCTCTTTCTGTAAAAAAGCCCATAGCTGAAAAATCCCACTCCCTTGGGGGAAGTGCGACAGTTTTCCTTATCTCGGCCACGTTGCTCAATTTGTATCACTCTAGAATTAGTTATACTAATTCTAGCTTATTTATCTAAGAATGTCTAGTGCTATTTTCCCTTGAAAATCAACGACTTGCAAAAAATTTTTCTAAAATTAAATTTCTACGGGCTTAATTGGTCTGTTAAAATTTTAGGGGGACTTAGGCTAATCTGTATCCTAGAAGGCTTATCCGGGGCTTCTAAGAAGAGACTATCGGAAAGCCTCCTAGTTCTATAGGTTAGACTCTAGCGCGGCTTTACGGTATCTTAATCCGCCTCCTAGCCCTATTTACGGTCTCTGGATTCGCTAACTAACGAAGGATTTGAAAGAGAACAGAAATAGAACCAAGTTATGGTGATGTTTTGAAAAAATGGGATGAGATTATGTAGGAGGAGTGGAGGAGGGTATCTCTTAGTGGTTCCACACGCCCCCCTATAGCTATTATGCGTATATTAGGCTATACTTATATTATGAGAAAAGGCGAAAAATTCACACTTGACCGCGCCACACGCGCGTACCAACACACCCAAAATTTAGGGTGGACAACCGGGCAATTATGCCCAAATTCTATAGGGGTATTACCCCAGGATATAGCTATGAAAGCAGAGATCAAAAATTTCATTAATGACCGTATTAATGCCGGAAAATCCTACGCGAAGGTGCGCCAGCTACTGCTGGATATGGATCATGCGAAGGATGCCAAAGAAGCAGAGAAATTCCTGAAAGATGCCGGTGTCGAGAAGGCGGTGAAACGTACTAGCGTCATAGATGGACTTTATGACTACATGTTCGAGGCTCCCAGGAGTTATGAGGATTTTGAAACCTGGATAAAATCGAACGGCACGGATGGGACGCTGAAAGCGATTAATGCCCATGAGCGCGTAAGGGTTTTGATGAACAACGTAAGGGTTTTGATGAACAAAGCCCATGACCGCCTGGCTGCTGAAATTGCCTCTGGCCCTGTCGAGCCTACTAAGTAAAAACCAAGCCCGGTCTGAAAAGACCGGGCATTTTTTGGGACATTTTGAGGTCGATTATGACATTGACATACATAAATTATGATGGGTTAACGGATGCTGAACAAATGGCATTTCTGAAGTGGCAGCTGGAGATTGAGGCTGACGCTGAAAATGATCCTAACATAAA